CCTGGTCTTACTGGCGATGCTAAAAAGCCAAAATGAAAGAAATTCAAGATGAAGCTTTTAAAAAAATAAAATCTTTTGAAGGCGATGGCAATAAAATAGACTATAAAGAACTAGGAATAGATGCAGACAATCACTTGTCTTCTATTTTAGGAAAAAATAAAGAGTTATTTTCTTTAGAGCAAAAACTATTATTAGATTTGCTTGCTGGAAAAAAAGGCGCAACTACAATAGCAAATGAGACTCTTGACGAGGCTTTTCAAAAATCATTAAAAGAAAACATAGGCATGTATGGAACAACCCTGTATAGACAAATTTTAGATAAAGGAAATTTTAAACCAGCGCCTGAAGTATACGACAGAGCCCTTAATAAAATAGTAGAAATATTTGAATTAAATAAAAAATTTGACAATCCTAGATCTAAAGCAGAATCAATTTTTAAAGAAATAGGAAATCCTGAAACTTTTGCAGTAGCTGGAAGCGAAAAAACTTCGCAAGGATATGCAAACAATATTATTAATACTGGATTATTAAAAGGAAAAAAATTAAAAAACTTGCCTGAAATTAGAGAAGCTTTAGGTGAGATTACTCCTTTAAATTACAAAAAAGGCTCTGAGTGGAAAACAGCTTTAGAAGATGAATCTCTTGGAGCTGTTGCAACCATGACTAAAATTGCAACTTTAGTAGGAGACATAAAAGCTTTTGATGACATAAAAGCGCTTAATGACACAGCAAAAATAAGAGGCACAACAACTTTCTTAAAAAGTTCTGATGACTTAAAAAAATTAGGAGGAGAACCAGAAGCGCTTACAAACAAAGGAGAAGTTAAAGGATTGGTTCCTAATATTGAAATAGTAGATCCTTTAAGCAAAACAGGAGGAAAAGTTACATATGTAAAATTTGGAGAAAAACAAGGAGCTCTAAAAGACATGTATGCTCCAAAAGATTTTGTTAAAGCTTTAGAAGAAACATCTTTTGACATTACAAAAAATGTACCTGATATTTTAGCCAATGCTTACAAAGGTTTATTAGCGTTAAAAACAGTTGGACAATACAACAAAACACTATTATCTTTTGGTGCTCACATAAGAAACAATACCAGTGTGCCAGTTATGGCTATGATGAATGGCAATCTTGGTCCTTCTGGAAACTTTGTAGATGCATTTAAAAAATCATTCGCTGGTGTATTGGACCCAAGAGGAAAAACAAAATTTGCAGAATCTCTTAAAGACTCTAAAGATTATGGAATTAATGTTTCAAGAGGTTTTCAGTTACAAGAAATAGCTGATGTCGGTTCTTATTCAACTCAAAACGTTCCTTTACTTGAAAGATTAAAAGGCATGGGGGTAACTGCTCGGTTACAAAAAGTTAGAGATACTGCTTTAAAACCAATTGAGAGGGTTTATACAGGATCAGATAATGCAGCCAGGTGGGTAAACTGGAATGGCGAACAGTCAAAGCTTACAAAAGTAATTGCTAATTCAGCAGACGATGCTGTAGTCCCAGTTTCTGCTGTTAAAAACTTTACTGATCCAAAAATAAGAGAGTTGATTGAACTTGGGCCTACTGGAAGGGAAGCCGTAATAAATGTTGGAAAATTAAAAGCAGCTGGCGATGATGTGGTAGAAAAATTTATTAAAGGCGAAGGTGCTGACATAGCTTTAAATGTAACTCCAACTTATTCAAGAGTTCCTGAGTTAATTAAACAGTTAAAATTTATTCCCTTAATTGGTAACTTTACTGCTTTCCCTGCTGAAATATTTAGAAACACTGGTAATACTCTTCAAAGAGCTATTAAAGAGCTGGCAAGCACTAACTCTGAATTACAAAAAGTAGGAATGAGAAGATTGACTTCAGCACTGGGAACAACTATTGGCTTGCCAGTAGGATTGGTTGAAACAGGAAAACTTTTAACAGGTGCAGAACAAGAACAAATAGATGCATACAAAAGATCCTTTGCAGCACCTTGGGAAAAAACAGCGACTATGATTCCAACTGAAACAGATGCCTCTGGAAACGTTACAGGATTTATTAATTATAGTTACACCAATCCTTATGATTTCTTACAAAGACCTGTTAAGGCTGTATTTAATGCTATTTCAGAAGGCAATAGAAACGAAGCAAGCTTAATGAGCATAGCTGCTAATTCAACAGCAGACGCGATAGGAGAAATGGCAGATCCATTTGTATCTCCAAGTCTTGGTTTTAATGCAATTCTTGAGGCCAAAGAGGGAAGAACATCAACTGGTAAAACTATTTACAACGAAGCAGATATGTTGGGAGAAAAAAGCATTAAACAATTTATACATGTTTTCAATTCAATAGCACCAACATCATTGCCTGTTACATTTCAAGTTGATGCAGATGGAACTCAAATAGTACAAAAAGATTTTATAACCGCTGTTGCTGCTCTTGCTACAGGAGAAAAAGATTTAATTAGCCCAAAAGGCAAACCCATTGATGTTGCAGAAACTTTAACAGCAGCTTTTACTGGCGTTAAAACTGTAAGGCCTCAATTAGAAAAGTCGTTGTATTATAAAGCTGCAGAATCTAAAAGAGCTATTAGAGAAACCACCAATGAATTTAATAGGTTGCTTAGATCAAACAGCAGAAGAGATGCTGAAGATTTTCTTCAGGGTTACATTAATACAAACGAAGATAGATACAATTCATTAAGAACTCTTTATACAGCAATTGAAGACGCAAGAACACTTGGTTTGGAAGAGTATGAAATTAGAGAACAATTAAAAATTGCAAAAGTAGCTAACAGAGATCAAGTTATGTTGGGTTTATTTAGACCGAGTGAAATAAATCCAGACGTTCTAGCATTTTCAAGACAACAAACACCAAACAAAGCTGGGCAAGTTGTACCGGTAGGTGATTTGTTAGAAGCTCAAATGGATCTAACTGGTCAAAGCTTACAAGGACAATTTTCAGATCCTCGCTCGCAACCAACTCCTCCTCCAATTAGAAGGGCATCAGATGTTCTCAGAGAAGAAGAGATGAAAAAAATACTGGGAACACCATAGTTTGTTCAACAAATACAACGCAAAGAAAGTTACGATCGATGGCATTACTTTTGACAGCAAGTTAGAAGGCGCCCGGTACAATCATTTAAAAGAATTAGAATCTATGGGCCTTATCTCTGACATAGAGATACACCCACCCTTCCCATGTGTGGTCAACGATAAAAAAGTTTGTCTTTACAAGGCTGACTTCAGATACAAGAACAGCGAAGGGGCTATGATAGTAGAGGACACCAAGGGGATTGAAACCCCTATGTTTAGATTGAAGAAGAAATTAGTAGAGGCACTGTACCTAGGCACAGAAATACTCGTAATAAAAAAACCAAAAGGCTAGAAGGGAACTCCGGTTTCCACCCAGGGTTTGATTTGAAGTAATGTGCCATCTAATAGTCTCTTAATGTTGTCAGATTTTTCTAACAGTTCTGTAGGAAACCCAGCGTTTACTACTTGAATCAATTCTTTGCTGGAATAAAAGTTATTGTCTGTTGAGCTCTTGGCCTCCGGAACATTAACAAATCTAAAACCATCCTTCTCATACACCACCACGTCTTTGTCTTTCTCAATCATCACCGCAGGTATTAGCTCTGGGATATAGTTATGAAGACTACAACCTTTAAGCTGCCGATCACTGCTAATCTTTTTATCGTGTTGATCGCAATGCCAATGTGCGTCTCCCTTGTCCATATCAATCTTTGCAAATCGACATGAGCGACAATGGATGTTTTCAGGCAGTGCTCTCCCCAAATAAGATGCTTGTTGCTTCGGAGTCATGAAGCTACGAATGCGGTAATCAGTCTCTGGTATATAATTTTCTGGTGGATCTTCTCTCGTAAGAATGTCTTTAGCTTTGTCCATCAAAGAATCGAACAGGATTTTATCATACTCAACTACTTCGGTATATAAGTCTGAGTTATTTTTATTATAAACAATGGCTATGGCGTGCTTAAAGTTAAACAAGCCCATGTATAAATGTAACTGGGCTTCGTATTCATCTGACCATTCACAATAACTGCCCAGCTTTTTTAAGTTCTTGAACCTACTGTCGTTGGCTGTTTTGAATTCTAGAAGGTATGGATTGTCTGCGTCCATGCCTGGAAAGTTGCGACCCACGCCATCTATGTGGCCCTTAACGTGCCCACCCAATGCTTCAGTCTCAAACTGTTTGCCATGGCTGTCAACGTCATATATGGAAGCCCCAGGTATCTTTCTTAGCTTCTTAATCAAGTCATCCTCTACCACGTTGCCAAGATCTAACAAGCGCAAGACTCTGGGCTCCCAATCGTTAGGCATGAGCCAACGATACCGCAACCAAACCAATCGCTGGTTAGGATTGCCAATGCCACTGATCCCTAAATAGAATCTCTGGTGTTGCTTTTCTTGTAACTCAACTTCATCAAGTAACTCGTGTATCTTGGTCATAAAACTATCTCCTCATTTTTCTTGGTTTTAATACCAACAACGTTCTCATACTTGCCTTGTTTTTGTAAAACAATCTCAGATATTGTATCAAAAGCTCCGTTGTTTATAAGCTCTGCAGCCATCCAAGCTTGCTTTGGTGATCCCCATTCAGTAGTAATCTTGTTCCATTTACGCACTGCCATGTTGTGTGCGGTAGGGTGGCCAAACATCAATGGCATCTTTCTGGGAAAGAACTCGTCTTTGATTGTAAATATTACTTGGCAGTAATCGCTGCCATTCTTAGACTTAACAACAGACGCATAGATGTCTGTTATGGGT